GAGAGGGTGTAGTGTCTCTACATAGCCAACGAAAGGGCACACCATGAACCTCTGCATCCGATGCAACGCAGCCCCCGCAAATCACGCTCTATGCGTCGATTGCAAGGCCGAGCTAAAAGCCCAAGCCACAGCCGAGGTGCAGCCGATCCAGCAGGCCCGCGATGCCGCCCGGCAGGAATCGGCCGAGCGCAGCCGCAAGTCTTGGGCATTGCTGACAGGTAAGAATTTCTAATGGTCACCTCACGCAAGCCCACGGTGCTAGCCCAAAAGGCACCCCCAAAGTCAAGAGCCAAGGCTAAGCCCGCGCTGGCTGCCCGCCCAGAGTTCACGCCCCGGGCGGGCGAGGAGTACCGGGTGAGGCTCACGGGTGAGGGCCCGTTTGGTTTCGAGCAGCCGTTTTATTCCGGCGACGAGTTCGATGCCGAGCTAAAGCTGGCCGAGCACCATGACGCCGGGCTGGCTGCCGTGCTGGAGATCTCTGGCCGGTACGGCTACGCCCCGCGCTCGGCGACGCCCGTGACCATTGCCGACCTTGCAGCGGATCACCTCGCCCGAGAGCATCCCGATAAGCGCTGGGAGATTCTGCCCGAGGGTCAGCGCCGGATCAACGAAAGCCTGCGGCCATGAGCAAAATTTCCCTCGTCGTGCTCTGCTCAACGAGGGTGCGCGCTTTGCAGGTTGCTCGGGCCCGGGGCGTGCCATCCACGGCCGTATTGTGGCCCAGCTCGGCCGAGGATCTAACCGGGACGGACGGCGTGCCCGTGTACGTCGATTACAGCGTGTTTGAGCATCCAGCGGCCGCTGCGTTGCTGGCGGCATTTACGGCCCGCGCAAACGTCACTGGGGCCCGCAGGGCGGACGCAGCAAGACTTGCGCGGCAACGCGGTAAGGAACTAAACTAGCTGGATCACTCCCACGAAAGGGGACAACATGAACGACACACCTAAAGCAGTGGAACGTATCAAGAAACGGCTAAGCGCCCAAATGGTCGTTAGCGGCCTTGCCCACGCTCAGCCCACAAAGTGCGAGGAGCTGCTGGACGTTTTTGACGAGGCGACGAGCGGCCTAATTATTTTCGACGCCGAGACAGGCGAAATGCTGCACACCGGCCCCGGCTCGACAGGCGAAATCTGGCAAAAGATCGCCGCCCAGTGCTTGCCCGGGATGCCCGCCGAGCTTGTCTCTAAAGCCTATGGCGACTGGCTAGATGCCGACATTGACCCGCAGCCGTTTGCTATCGGCTCAACCGTCACGCACCGCGAGCTGAGGGCTATGCGTGGCAAGGTAATCGAGCGCATCGAGGACTCTGGCGAGCTGCATACTCTGCACGTTAGCTGGAGCCCACGCCCCAATCGTGGCGCGTCATCCGGCTACTACAGCCCCCGCGAGCTGGAGCAGGTGAAAGCATGACCGTCTTTATCATGGCCCGCACCGAGGCCGAGGCCGACGAGGCCGCTTTCAATCTGGGGGCTCGGGAATGGTTTTACCCCCTCACGCCGCGCGAGCTGGGCGACATAAAGCCCGCCCTAGTCCTCTACGTTGACGGCTGGCGAGAGTCCAAAACGCAGGGGCCAGAGATCGCCCGGTTGCTCAGCGAGTGGATCGAAAAGCACGACGTGCCAATGGACGAAATGCAGACGACTCGCCAGATGCTCGAAGATGGACGCCTGACCGACCGAGCCCAGCAGGCACTCGCCGCTGAGCGTTACGGCAAGCGCTCCCCATTTGTTTCCCCCGAGGAGGCCCAGAGCGCCCTGCTGCGTCCACGTCGGCGCACTCTCGTGCAACGGTTCACGGCATGGATCAAGCGCCACCTAGGGGCTAAGCGATGACCGCCCGCGACTACTTGGCCGACGCGCTGCGCGAGGAGGTGCCCGGGGTTACTTACGAAACCGCCGAGGACAGGATGACGTGCTCAATTCAGTTACGGCTCAGCCTCAAGGTGCATCGCTCGCAGGTATTGAGCGAGGAGGCCATGGCTCATTGCGGCGGCGACTTTCTGGCCGCGACCTTGCGCACAATGATTGACGACTTGCGCCGCGAGGTTATCCACGCGGCCGGGCTGCAATCAGTCATTGACGCCGAGGCCGCCAAGGTGCGCGCCAAGTGTCAGGATCTCATCGACACCCTAGACGAGCTGATTTCCACCGAGGGGGACGAGGCCGACAGGATGCCCGCCGAGATCGCGGGCTACCTGCGCGGGAAAGTCTCAGGGCTAGAGATTGCCCGCAGAGCAGCCGAGCGGATCATCAACGGCGAGGCGACACAATGACCGCCCGCGAGCTGGGCGCGATCCAGATGGCCCTGATAGATGGCATCCACGCTCAGCACGATATTCTCCAGCAGTCTGACGAGCGCCCCGAGGGTCAACCGTTCGCCCAGTGGATCGCAGGCGAGCAGGGCAAGCTCGTCGGCGTCAAGGGCATCCTTGACTTGCCCCAGATGGCCCGAGCAATTTTGACGGCCCTCAACAATGGCGACGAGGCTGCCCGGCGTCAGTCAGATGCAGAGTGGAACGCGCTAGGCGTAGAGACTGCACTGGACGCCCACAGTGACCCCGAGGCTGCCGAAAGCCACGACGGTGGCACAACTGCACCCCCAGACGATCCTGAGCCCACAGAGCGGCCCGTGACGTGCAAACACTGCGGCACCGCCATACAGCGCCACAACGCACCGGCCGGGCTCGGATGGCGACACACCGAAACCCTATACAGCGCCTGCGGTTTCAACTCACCCGAAAGGGCCGAGCCATGAGGCACGACTGGACAGATAGCCATGAGCTGCTAGCGGTCAGATGCGTTGCTTGCGGAAAGCCCCTAGTGCCCATATTCAATGAGCAGCCGAAATTCAACGAGGCCGACCGGAATGTCGACGACTGCCCCGGCAGGCCCGCCCCGGTAGATCACCGCTGCATCATGCCCCCAGAGCTTACCGACGCCCGAGCGGATCTCGGCACAACGAAAGAGGACAACATGGCAAGCGGAATAGCCCCCAAAGGCACAGACGACAGAACGCCCGGCGAGTTGCAGGTGGACAACTATCAAGAATCAGACAGCACAATTGATATGTTCGCAGCAATGGATCAGGGCGACCTGCGCGCCGAGGTCATGCGCCGCCCGCTATCGGTAACGCTCCACCTGCTAGAGGTCATCCGTGAGGTTAGGCGTGAGCAGCAGAACCGCATTGAGGCCGGGCATGATCTAGAGAGTCGCCTGCGGGCCCTCGTCTCTGAGTCAGTCAGCATGGAGACTGAGGCAGTCGGCCCCGCAATGAAAGCCAACCGTTAGCGTCTATCGACCACCTGAGCGACAACGAGCCCCTTGCACGCCCGCAGGGGGCTCTCGCTGTACTATAGAAAAGACAGACAACCGGGCGGGATCTCGGCTAAACAAAGGGCAAACGTGGCAGACGATACGGACACTACACCCCCCAAAGGGAACGGCGGCACGGGTGGCGGCAGGCGTTCGGTCGATGCCAAAACGCGCGCGAGGATCGTCCGGTTAGCTCGGGTGGGCGATAAGAGCCGCAATGCTATCGCCAGAGAGTGCAGCGTGTCGCCGTCTACGGTTACTCTTGTGTGTAGGGATGCTACGCCCCCGGTTACGTTTGATCGCAGCAGGACGGCAGTGGCTACCGAGGCCCGCGAGATTGACCTGAAAGCTAAGCGGTCAGAGATCTCCCACAAAGCCGTGGCCGAGGTCGAGCGTCTGTTTGGGCTGCTCACTGCCGAGCATGAGGTTTTCCACTGGGATACCAAAACGGGCTTTATGACCCGTGACAAGATCGACCGGCCGACGTCGGCCGACGTGAAGAATTACGCCACTAGTATCGGCATCCTGATAGATAAGCACCTCGTGCTGCTCAGAGCTGATTCTGACGAGCGCGACTTGCCCGCCGTTGAGCAATGGCTGGCCGAAATGATGGGGAGCAAATGAGAGACGACGGCCAACGCCAGATGACACCCGAGGCCCTAGCTGCATCCGTTGCAGCATCCCGGGCGAGCATAAACGCAGCCCGGGCGGCGTCTGCTGGCCCCCCTGCGGCCGAGTTCGACAACGACACAGGGGCTCGACGTATGAAAGTGCCCACCCGGGGCGTTACTATGTTGCGCATGGCGACGGCACACAACGACGCCGACAGTCTCACGGTGGCCTGCGATCTTTGCCATGAGGTGCTAATGCTGACGCCCGAAACGCTGGACGTTGCCGACATTGCCGCCGAGGTTCTGGATCATATGCAGGAGGCGCACAACATGCTAGGGGATGCGCTATGAGCGGCCGCGAGCTGGACTCTGACGGCACAGACAGCTATCACCCCCAGCACCCTTGGGAGCAAGTGGGCCACCCGCTTTACTTGTACCCCAAGCAGCGCACGCTCGACAACTGGCCGCCCGAGGCTGCACTGCCAGCAGGGCCCGCAGAGGCCGCAGCATGGCGAGCACTGCCCGAGGTTGCCGCCGAGCCTGAAATGGCCGCAGAGTGGCACAACCGGGGTAACTGTGGGCCGAGCTGCGATGGGTGGACAGTCAGCCCTAACCGACGCAACTTTACGGGCGTTGACCCTTGCCGTTGCGTCTGCCACCGCCCGAGGATTAGCGCTTGATTGACCAGCTAGAGGGCAAGGCTGCCAAAGCGACCAAAGTGCCCGAGGGCTGCACCCTCGTCATGTTCGACGGCTCGGTGCGCTCATCCAAAACTGTCTCCAGCCTGCTCATGTGGATCGAGTTCATAATGCACGGCCCCAAGGGGCAGCTAGCCATGATCGCGCGCACCGAGACGGCCGCGATCAACAACCTCGTAATGCCGTTGCAGCAGATGCTCGGCCCGCGCCGGGTAGTCCTCAACCGTGGGCTCGGCATCGCCACGATCCTCGGCCGTGTAGTGCAGCTCTACGGGGCTAACGACATAGCAGCAGTGACCAAGATTCAGGGCTCAACCCTCGCCGGGATCTACATAGACGAGGGCACAAACATTCCTGAGCCGTTTTTCAACATGGCGAGATCTCGGCTCTCAATCGTCGGCGCAATGCTGTTTATGACGTGCAACCCTGACGGCCCTAAGCACTGGCTCAAAGTCAACTGGCTCGATAAGGCTGAGTGGCACCTAGACGCCAACGGCAAGCTGCACCATTTCCAGCGCTGGGAGAATGACCCTGATACCGAGGACGGCCGCCGAGCGCTGCACCTGCCCATCTGGCGCGTGACTTTCCTGCTGGATGACAACCTCTACCTCGCCCGCAATAACCCTAAGTTTGTGCAGGATCTCAAAAACTCGTGGCCCAAAGCGAGCGTGTTTTACAAGCGCTACATCTTGAGCCAGTGGGTCAGCGCAGAGGGTGCCGTGTATGCCGTTTGGGATGAGCACAAGATGACGCTCCAGAGCGCCCAGCTCCCCCGGGTTGAGCAGGTGCTTATTGCTGCGCTCGACTACGGCACAACGCACGACACCCGGGCTTACCTGCTCGGCATGACCCGCGTGAACATCGACCCGGCGACAGGCCAGCCTGACTGGGCATCAACTAAGCGCGGCCTCAACACGGGGCACGGCATGTCGAAATATGTGCTCATCGTGCTAGACGAGTTCGCCCCCGAGTCTGGCACTGTGGGCGCTCACGCGGCACTGTTTGAGGGCTGGCTGGCCCGCAATGCGCACTACGGCGTGCCCGAGTGGGTAGCCATCGACCCCGCTGCCGCAACGTTCAAGACCGAGCTATTCAGCCGGGGCCGCAGCGACGTTATGAACGCCCACAACGCCGTCGTGCCCGGCATCCAGACAGTGCAGTCGCTCATGTTCTCGGGCCGGTTGTTCGTCGTTGCCGACAACTGCCCCCAGCTCGTCACCCGCATCCACCTGTATATGTGGGACGTGAAAGCCAACGAGGCCGGGACGACTCGCCCAATCAAAAAAGACGACGATGAGGTGGATGCCTTGCGGTACGCTGTTTACACGTCTAGGCGGGACTGGCGGGCCCATATCCCCTTGGCACCTGTGAGCAATCAAGACACCGAGGAGAACTAGGTGAGTGGACTACCCGCCAATGGACAGCCGTGGCCCCTGTCCGGCAACGCTGAGCGTTACGCACGGATGCCCCGCCAAGATGCTTGGTACTCGGGAGATCCCGCACGACTCGCTGCCGTCTATGGTGGCGCTGCTGCTGGCGGCAGCTCTAACGGCCCGCCGACAACACTAAACCCCTCGGGCACCGTCAAGGCTGTTATTGGGGCAGTGCGTAGTGCGTTCTGGGCCTCGCGCTCGACCGGCGAGGAGGCAGACACTCGCCTACACCTGCCAACCCCCGAGGACATTGCCCGCCACTCGGCGCGACTGCTATTCAGCGAGCGCCTGAACGTGCGCGTCATCGGCCCAGTGCATGAGGCTGACGGCCCCAAGGATGCCGCTGGAGAGTTCACTTTTCGCAAGGGTGGCCCCAAGCCCGAGACGGTTGCAGCTCAGGCGCGTCTAGATAAGATTCTGGGGCTCTGCAAGTTTGACGCCCTGCTGCTCGCCGCTGCCGAGATCTCCAGCGCCCTCGGTTCGACTGGCCTGCGTATCGCGTTCAACAAAGACGGCCCCATAAGTGATCGCCCAATGATCGCCCGGGTAGACGCAGATGCGACATTGCCCGTTTACTCGTGGGGCCAGCTCGTCGGCGTCATGTTCTGGCAGGTTGTGCTGCACGACGCTAACGGCGTTATCTGGCGGCATATCGAAATGCACGAGGGCGGCAAGGTTTACCACGGGCTTTACAAGGGCGACAACGGCACCCTCGGCGACCGGCAAGAGCTGACGGCCAACGCGGCCACAGAACGCCTCAAGGTGGACGCTGAGGGCGCGATAACGCTGTTGCGAGACGGCGGGCTCACTGCCACCTCAATCCCGAATATGCTGCCTGACCCTATGGACAGACGCAACAACGCCGGGCGTAGCGATTTCACGCCGACCGTAATGGGCCTATTCGACACCATCGACCGCGTGTTTACTCAGATGATGGACTCCATCGAGGATGCTAAGAGCCGCCTGCTCGTCTCTGAGTCGATGCTGGAAAAGGGCAAGCCCGGGCAGGGCAAAACGTTCGACCAGAATCAACGCATCTTTACCTCGCTGAAAGTGCCGCCACCTGAAAAAGAGGGCGGCGGGCTGCCCATCGAAAAGGTGCAGTTTGAGATGCACGTTCAGGAATACTTGCAGGCGATTGACTGGCTCGTGCGCCAAGCGATCCAAGCGGCAGGCTACAGCCCCGGCACCGACGTAGGCACGGCCGGGCGCGACGTGACCGCCACCGAGATCCTTGACGACAAGGCCGACGACATGGCAACCCGTGACGTGAAAATTCGTTACTGGCAGCCTGAGCTGCAAGCGTTGCTAACCTCGTTCGTTGCTGTAGACGTTGCCGAGTTCGCCCCCCGCGACGAGACTGGCAAGCTGATTCAGGCTTACCCTGTCGAGGTCACGTTTGCCGACGCCATACAGCCCGCCAAGCTGGAGCTAGCCACCGTCGCTAAAGCACTGAAAGAGGCGGGCGCAGCGTCCATCTTTAGCCTCGTCAGCACGGTAAACCCTGAGTGGGATGCCACGACAATCGGCATTGAGGTTGACCGCATTCTTGAGGAGGCCGGTTTTGTTGACCCGGCAACGTTTGGCATGGCTGGCGCAGGCGTAGGCCCCGGCGATGGCGTCTAGTGCGTATCCGGTTCAGCGTCGAGCTGCGCATGGAGCGACGCCGCACCGAGCCCGCCCCGGGGCCGCCTGAGTTCGAGCACCGCGACAACGATGGCACCCTAAGCGAGAACGTCGGACACCCTCGCTATATCGGTTTTATGCCCCAGCGATCAGAGCCAGAGGAGCGCGCCCAGTGATCTCCACGAGTGACGCCGAGCGCTATGCTGAGCCCCTTGCGGCCATCTACCGAGATGCAGAGCTGCGCATCCTGAACACCATTACGCAAGCACTCGCCGAGGGTGTAGACGCCCCAAGCTGGGAGCAGTTGCAGCTCGGGAGAATGCAGCGCGTGCGCAAGCTGGCCGTTGCCGAGCTGGAGACGGTCAACGCTGCGGCCGCCGTCGAGATCCAGCGCGCCCTCAACTCGGCCTATTCGGATGGGGCCGCTAGTGCGTTTGCTGACGCGGCCGGGGTGCTTGACCCTATCGAGGCGCTACCCGCTCAACGCATCGCCGCCGTCAAGCGCCTAACCGCTGCAACCATAGACGGCCTCAGCTCGGCCGAGAATGCCATGCTGCGCTCGGTTGACGACGTTTACCGTGCCGTCGTGGCCCAGAGCGTTGCGGGCGTCGTAGCGGGCGACGTGACGCGCCGGGCGGCCACTCAGTCAGCCATCGACCAGTTTCTAAGCAAGGGCATAACCGCCGTGCAGACACGGCGCGGCAAGATGGACATTGCGACCTACTCAACGATGGCAATGCGCACCGCAGCAGCCCGCTCCACCCTTGAGGGGCACACTGAAACAATGGGCGAGCTGGGGCTGGATCTCGTCACGATCAACCCCGGCCCGAGGCCCTGCGATATTTGTGACAAGTGGGCCAGTAAGCTCCTCGCCGTGCGTGGCCCTGTCGGCCGCCTAGAGCTAAAGGATCTCGCGGGAGAGGGCACGGTTAGCGTCGTTGTGGATGCGACGCTGGACGAGGCACGCTCTGACGGTTTCGGGCACCCTAACGACCGCTGTAACCTGAAATCGTTTATGCCGGGGATCTCGACCAAAGAGGATCTAAAGCGACCCCCGTGGGATGAGGACGGATACCGGGCGCAGCAGGGCCAGCGGGCCAACGAGCGCCAGATTAGGGCATGGAAAACGCGCGAGGCCACAAGTATCGACCCGCGCCGGGCAGCAGAGGCCCGCCAGAACGTCAAGCACTGGCAGCAGGTGCAACGCGATCATATGGACGCCAACCCATTCCTAAAGCGCCAGTCAAAGCGGGAGCAGATAGGCGGCATTTTCAGCGGCAACGAGCGCACCGCTGTAGACCTGCGCCAGCTCGACCAGTTCAGCCCTACGGCCAAGGCCATAAAGGCGGCCAGCTCGACGCCGTTGCTCGACAAGCTGCCCAAGCTCAAGCGCGCCGAGACTCTAGGCGACGCGACTAAAGGGCTCACGGCCAACCCGGGCAACGGGCTAGACGACCTGTATGGAGTCAACTGCACCTATGTCGTGGCGGCCGCCGAGATGCGCGCCCGGGGGCTTGACGTGATCGCGCGCCCGCTGGATCTCTCCCAGTCGGCGGGCGGCGGTGGCCGCTCGCTCGTGCAGGTGCGCACAGAGTGGCGCTCTACGCTCAACCCCGGGGCTGAGTTTGTATATTACAAGGGTGGCAGGCGCGGGCTCGATAAGGGGCTGATTGAGGACTGGCCAGACGGTGCTCGCGGTTTCGTAAATATCGAGTGGCGTGGTGGCGGTGCCCATATTTTCAACGTGGGAAAAGTGGACGGCAAAGTCGTCTACTACGACGGCCAGCGCTCGGCTCCTGACATTGACGGCTATTTTGCCAGCCGCAAAAACGGCACAGGGTTTTTCGTCATGCGCACAGATGACCTAGAGCTAACCGAGGAGCTGAACGATCTAGTCTATGCAGCAGATGGGCCCGAGGCCATAAAGCTCGCGCAGGATCAGGCGGCCAAGGCCGCCAGCTCGGCAAAACTCAAGGCTGACGCTCAGGCCAAGATTGCAGCCGCCAAGGCCGCCGAGGCCGCTGGGGATCTCCCCATATTTCAGGCCGAGGTGGACAAGCTGCAAGACAACCTCAAAAAGGCCCGCGAGCTGTTTGGCGACGATGACGCCGCGCCCCCTATCGCCCGCCTGCTGAGTCGTCTAAAGGTGGCCGAGGAGTCGCTGGACGAGGCGCGCAAGAGGTCGAGCAGTTGACAACTAAACCGCGTTAGGGTGTAGGGTGTCTATACATCAACCGTTAGCCACTCGAAAGGGCCAGCCATGAACGCCGAAACCGCCACCGCATTCGTCTCAAACCTTGAGGCCCCCGAGGTGTACGCCGCCAAGGCCGCCGATTGCCGCAAGCGCAGCGCCGAGTCATGGGAACGCAGCGACTCAGATGGATTTCTCAGCCAGTGGGCCAACGACAAGGTAGCCCTTGACTACGATTACGCCGCATCTGTTGCCGCAAACGGTGGCAAGCTGGAGGATCTAGCCCTATTTTTCAACGGCCAGCTCGCCAGCCATAAGCAGCTCAATGGCCAGTGGGGCATTTACTGGGTGCTCAACGACGAGGCTGCCGAGGCATACGGCAAGCGTTTTTTTAGCGGCTCAAACGCCAAAAACTCGGTGCAGCGCGACCGGGCTAAGGGTTTCACTTATGGCACGGTTTCAATCGTGGCTCTGTTCAGCCAGCGCACGGGTGACGTATTCCCGCACCCCGAGGCGCTTGCCGCTGGACAGTTCGAGATCCTTAGCACAGATGGCGCGTATGACCATATCGAGCAGGGTGAGGCCGACCGCATTGCCGAGGCCCGCGCATGACTGAAACGGGAAATACCCTAGTCGTATCATTCCCAGACCCCGCCGAAATGGAAACCATCAGGCTCGGGCGAATTCTTATTGACGCATACGAGTGGGCGATGACTTATGGCGTCGTGGCCCACGCCCTGCGCGTCGAGGAGCGCCCACTAGGCCAAACCCGCGCACTCTATGTTGTTGCCACCGTCAGAGGCGAGGAGTACGCCGAGCCGCTACGGGCCGCCGAGACGCAGGCGGCCCGCAAGGCTGCTAAGAATGGCTAGACGGCACCGAGCCGCCAGCCCGAGAGGAGAACTGGAAATGCTGACATTTGAGGAGGCCCGCGAGATCGCGCTGCCCCAAATCCAAGAGGTTTACAAAGAGGGCCCGGCGATGACCGTGGCCGAGCACGGCTGGGAGGACGAGACGCACTTTGCGCTCATCATCGAGCCGGTCGTGCCCGAGCCCGGCAATATGATCGTTGACGACGTGCAGACGCTCATCACGAAACGGGGCGGGATCTTGCAGCAGGTCAACGCGCTCGACAACCTTGGCCGCGAGTGGGCTGAGGTGGGCGACTGGCCCGAGCTGGACGAGGAGGCGGGCGCATGAGCGTTCACAAGCTGGAGGTCGTCGCCGAGGGTGGCGAGCTGCGGTTTGAGCTGCGCTGCACAGCAACGGCGGGCGCTGATTGCCGTATGAGGCCCACAGATGACCGTGAGAGCTGGAGCGTTGGCGATCCCGGCCTAGTACCCGGCGAGTGCTGGGCGGTTGACTACATCGCCGCAGGGACGTTTGAGGAGTTCGCACAAGTCAACCCCGAGGGAGTCATCGCCAGCTTGCCGGTATCGGTTGAGTATGACGAGGCGGTGGCCATAACTGTCGTGCCCGAGCATACGATGCTGCCCGAGCCCCCGCCTATCGAGGCGGGCGAGCACGCGCCCTATTGCGTCCATCGAGAGCACCCGCCCGGCTGGGCCTGTCAAAAGAAATGCCTGAGCTGTGGCGGCAAGGGATTGCTGCCGTGACCGCGACCCGTGAGGTAACGATATGGTGCGACACGGCCCCGGCGCAGCCCAAGATGAGCTGCGGAATGTTTGTGCAGAGCAGCGGCACGGCGACAGATTTGCGCGGCGAGCTGCGTCGCTCGGGGTGGACGCATCGCGCGGGCCGAGACTACTGCCGGGGGTGCAGCGACGATCTCAAGGCGGCTCGTTCTGGCTGAGCGTGAGACGCCCCTGCCGAGTCTGGGGGGACATTCGACAGGGGCGCTAGCTGCAACGTCCCGTGAGCCGCTGGGCTATCGACGCGGCAGCGGCCCCAGTGTATCCCCTAACCGCTATGCTTGGCCATGACACGGCAGGTTGCCGAGATATGGAGATCCACGCATGAGTGACGCAGCAGCATCGACCCCCACGCCCGCAGCGGCAGCAGCATCGGCGGCAGCGGCCCCGAGCCCCACGCCAGCGGCACCCGCAGCAGCAACCCCGGCAGCAACCCCGAGCCCGGCAGATGCAGCCGCAGCGGCAGCAGCCCCGGCCCCCTCGGCAGATGCCGACAAGGGTGGCGCGGTCGATATGACCGGATGGCCAGCCGAGGCCGTCGAGGCCGTCGAAAAGGCAAACAGGGCTGCGGCCGGTTACCAAAAAGAGGCAGGCAATCAGCGCATCAACGCCAAGAAAACGGCAGCCGAGACGGCAACCAAGGCGGCAGCTAAGGCCATCAATGACGCCCTCGGGATTGAGACGCCAGACGATGCCCCCGTGACCATCGAGCAGGTTACGGCCGAGGTGGGCAAGACCAAGACCGAGCTGGCCGACACAAAGCGCGGCGCGGCCGTCACGACCGAGGCGTGGGCTCAGGGCATCGACCCCGCCAAGGCTGACTATCTCCAATTCAAGCTCAGCAAGAATGCAGAGTTTTCGGCGATTGATATGACCGCAGACGATTCTGGCGATAAGGTAAGAGCAGCAGTTGCGGCTCAGATCGCAGCAGACCCGACACTTAAGCTCACGGGTGGAGCACAGGCGTCGGGAGTCGAAGACCTTGCCGGTGGCAGTGTGACGACAATCACCCCCGAGGCGTGGGCTCAAATGCCTATGGCCAAGCGGGGCGAAATCTACAAAACCGACAAGGCGACCTATGACAAGCTCACAGGTAACGCCTCAGCATAGTTCTGAGAGGACTATCTAATGGCTCAAACAACTACCGCCGACCTGATTATCCCAGACGTATGGGCTGACGCGGTTGGCCCCACGATCCTCGGCCGTGCCGTCATGGTTGGCCTTGCCGACGTTGACGACCAGCTTGCGGGACAGCCCGGCGAGACTGTCATCTTCCCCAAGTTCGACTACATTGGCGACGCTGACGACCTCACTGAGGGCGTTGCGATGGGGACGACCGCGCTCACCATGAGCGACAGCCGTGCCACCATCAAGGAGGCCGGTAAGGCTCTGGAGCTGACTGACAGTGCAACACTGTCGGCCCTCGGCAATCCAAACTCGCAGGCACAGATCCAGCTCGGCCTTGCGGTTGCCCGCAAGATTGACAAAGACCTGCGCGCTGCTGCCGAGTACACCTCAGCGGCCATCGGCATCCCCAGCGATAGCGACTATCAAGCAGCCACCGCGCCGCTCGATATTGCCACCGTGGGGCCGCTCTCGTGGAACGTTCTCACGCAGGCGACCGCACTGTGGGGCGACGAGTATGACCCCGCAGAGGTTGCTGGCCTCGTCATCCACTCGGCGCAGCACCAACAGCTCCTCAATGACGCCAATTTCCTGAGTGCCGACAAGTTCGGCGAGGGCGCGGTTATCCAGCGCGGGCAGATTGGACGTATCGGGCAGATGCCGGTATTCGTCTCTGACCGCGCCACGGTGATCGTGGACAATGACGGCGTGACTGCGGGCAACCAGCCCGGCGTCAAGGCCCTGCTCATCCGCAAGGGTGCGCTTGCGCTCAAGTACAAGCGCCGCCCGATTGTCGAGACTGACCGCGACATTCTCAAGCGCACAAACGTCATCACGACGAACGTGCATTACGCAACCAAGCGGATTGACGACCGGGGCGTCGTGGTTATTTCCACTAGCTCTGATCTCGTCACCGCGTAAGCAGAGGAGCTAGGCGCATGGGCATGATGCTACGGCGTTACCATGAGCCACTGACCAAGGCGGCCGCGCGTAAAAGCGCGGCCGCTAAGGCCGTGGCAGAAAAGACCCCCGAGCAGCTAGAGGCCGCCCGAGTCAAGGCCGAGAAAAAGGCCGCCGACAAGGCTGAGAAAAAGGCCGCAAAAAAGGCCCTCAAGAATGTCGAGCTGGCAAAGGTTGAGCCCGAGGCAGACGCAAGCGAGGCCGAGCAGTTTGCCATCGTGGAGACGGCTGACGGCAAGACCATCGGCGATGGCGAAAGCCTCGCCACTCTTGAGCCAAGCGATAAGCACGGCGATCTCGATATGCCTAACCGTGGCAGCTCTAAGCAGAACTGGCTGGATTACACCGCAGCCGACCCTGCTGGATCTCCCGAGGGTTACGAGGAGCTGACGCGCGACGCGCTGGCCGAGCTTTACATGGGCCCCCGGGCCGAATAACGACTAGCGAGGCGAGGGGTCAACGTGGGAAAACTGTTTCAGACATTCACTCCTCACGATGGGCGACTGGGCGGTGCCGTGGCAGGTAATGCTAGGTCAACAGTGCCTAATTTCCCATTGCCTGTAGCGGCGTCCCAGCCTCTCGCCTCGCACTCCCCCGAAAGGCTCTAATGCTCCTCTACGCAACGCCCGCCGAGCTGGCGGCCTACATCGACCCGGATGCTGTAGCCCCGGCACCCCCGGCGCTGGCGACCGTGTTGCTGCGCTCAGCGTCTCAGCTCGTGCTGGACGCCATCGCTGCGGCACGCTATGCAGCTACGGCTGAGGGCTTGCCCAAGGATGCGACCCTCTTGGCGGCCGTGCAGAACGCCACGATGGAGCAGGCGAGCGCGTGGAGCTTGCACAGCATCGACCCGCGCAAGGGTGCCGCATCGGCTGCCCGGCGCGTGGCATCCAAAAGTCTTACCGGCGTGGCCGTCTCTTATGTCAAGGATGACGCAGCCGACACAGCCGCGAGCGAGCTGGCCTCGGGCAAGTCGCTCACGAGGCCCGCATGGCTCATTCTTGATAACGCCGGGCTGATTAGTAACCGTGTGCGCACTGGTTCGGGCGGCGTGGAAACATTCAACGTTGCCCAGCGCTACTATGACCCGCTGACTGGCGCGCTCTAGTGGCTACCGAGTTTGAGGAGCTGTTTGGCGAGTGGGGCCAAGATTCTAACGGCTACCCGCTGCCGCTGCTCGTTGAGCCGTACCTAGGGTTTACCTCTACCGGCCCCAAGTTTGGGCCATCGGTCGATCATGCCGGGCTCGTGCAACTCCCGCAGGATAAGCTCGTGCTGACCTCACAGGGCAACGAGGCGACAAGCTCAGCGCTCGTCTACGCCCCCCTAAGCATGGCGGGGGATTTCCCCCTACACAGTCGAGTTACGCTCGCCAGCGGGCGACAGGCGGCCGTTTTGAGCATCGGCAGCCCTGACGTATACGGCATATTTGGCTTTATGGTGCTGAACCTTGAGTGAGGGTTTCGGCGGCGTCGATAAATTTATCGCCAACCTCAAGGGGCTCGGCGTCAACGTACACAAGGGCGGCATCCGTGGGATGCGTCTGGCGTCCGCCAATACTCTGAACGTATCTAACAAACAGGTGCCCCACGAGGAGGGCGACCTAGAGCGCGATGGCGGCACGTCGGTAGACGAGCGCAACCTGATTGCAGCGGTTTCCTACGGGCGCACAGCGGATACTCGCAAGTATGCCGAGCGCCAGCACGAGGACATGAACCTTAAGCACGACTCGGGCCGTAACGCTAAGTTTCTTGAGAACGCCCTCAACTCCACCCGGGCCCAGAACTTGCAGATAATCGCCGAGGCCATCAAGAAAGAGAGCCTAATATGAGCCCCTTAGCCCCCTCTTTCGAGCAGCGCGTGCTTGAGGGTTTCGCCACCGTGCTCGCGGCCAACCCTGACGCCACCGTGCCCCTCGCTTACTCGGTAGATCCTGAGTACGTTTTCACGGCTGGACAGGTTGCCATTGTGCTCGACACTTGGCCCGAAAGCACTGGCGGCATTGTGGCGATCACTGACTACACCGTGACCGACGACCCGAGCCTGTCTAACTCGGTAATTGGCGTGCAGGTGACTATCTGGCATAAGGATCGCCTGACCGTCAAGGCCATCGCTGCCGACGTGTTCAACCTCATCCACGGGCGCGCTCGCGGTATGCTAGGCACCATCACGTTAGTATCTGCTCTGAGAACGTCGGGAACGAGTTTAGGGCAAGACTCAAACGAGCGGCAGGGCCGCGTTGAGAATTACTATCTAGGCGTATATCGACCATCGACTAACCGGCTCTGAAAGGCTTTAAATAATGGCTAACACCGTACCGGCTCGCGCTCCACTCGGCGCGAGCACAACTAACCGCAAATGGTATCTCGACGTTGAAGATCCCGCAGCCCCCGGCGTCCCTGTCGGCGTTTTCGGCATGGGAGAATTCAAGTTCAAGCCATCCGAGGCGACGCAGCAGGATGACTCTGATATGGACTCCGAGGGTTTCAAGTCGTCCACCGTCACCGCGCTCGCATGGGGCGGCGAGGGCAAGCTGCACCGCAAGACGCTCAGCAGCGACGGCACGGCCTACGATCCCGGGCAAGAGATCCTGCGCCGCGCATCCCGAGGCATGGGCAACGCCAACCGCGTTAAGGTGCGCGTCTACGAGATGGAACCGGATGGCCCCCGCGTTGAGGCGTACAGCGGTTACTGCCTCGCAACGTGGTCACCTGACGGCGGCGGCATGGACGCACTCGATACCGTGAGCTTTGCGCTCGTGGGACAGGGCAAGTGCAGCGAGATCGCACACCCCGAGGGCGTCGTGGCCGTGCCGGTTATCCAGTCGGCACTGCCATCGGGCGCTGTTGCTGGCGCGACCGTGGCAATCGAGGGCGCACACTTTGCCGACGTTGCCGGGGCATCGGGCGTCAAGTTCGGCGCAACGAATGCGACGAGCTACAACGTTCTCAGCGATGGCACTATTCTCGCGGTCGTCCCAGCGGGCGCTGCGGGCTCGGCCCCCATCACCGTAGGAACGGGCGAGGTTTACCCGTACACGCGCGGCGCATAGTCAACCGCTACACTGAGGGGGCCAGCCTGTTTGGGTTGGCCCCCTTAGCTATACCGAAAGAGAGACGCGCATGGCTGAAAATGAACTAGGCGAGCTATTTGATTTTCTGGAGGATGACGGCCTGACAACCCCGCCAGTAAAGGGCAAGAAATACCCCGAGGGCAAGGTATACGTCATCCCCTCGCCAGACGCCGAAACCGGCGCACGGCTGACCGCTCTAGGGGAGCTGGGCGTCAAGCTTGAAAAGGGCCTAGAGGTAACAGAGAACGACATGAAGCGCCTACGGCTCAACGACGCCGAGGAGCGGGAATTTGCTGAGCAAGTTCTGGGCTCGGCGCTGCCCGAGCTATTCGAGGATGGCGTGAGCTGGGTCATCATCCAACGCCTAACCAAATTCGCATTTGTCCACTTTTCGATCTCGCCAGAGGCCGCCCGCGAGGCAGCGCAACGAGGCGTTTTCTCGGGAAAAGCGCTAGCCCGGAATCGGGCGCAGCGCCGGGCAGACGCGAGGAGTGGCGCGGCCCACAAGGCCCCACAGGGCTCCACCGATTTGAGGGTGTGAAAAACTCCTCAAACGGTAGCGGCCTCGGCTGGCTGGATTTCTTGAGCAACTGGCGGTTAGTAGAGCTGGACTTTCAAGAGTTTTACAGCATCGACCTCGGCACCCCCGGCCTAATGCGCGCGCGCTCGTGGCGCTGGCTATCATTGCGCCTAATTGGGTTACTCTCTATGGAGGGCAGGGTGCAGCGGGTACTGCGGCCCACTGAGCAACCCGGGCTGCCCGGGACTAACTAGGAGGCCGTAGTGCTGGATCTTGGCACCCTCGTCGGATACCTGAAACTGGATGACAGCGAGTTTCAGGGCACCCTTGACAAAATGCCGGGCAAGCTCAAGCTATCCGGCCCTAAAGCCAAGATGGCGGCCGGGGCCCTCGCGGCCCTCATCGGCGTTGCCATCGGCAAGGGCATCGCGCAGGGGATCGAGCTAGACGAGGCCCGCGCCAAAATCACCTCAGAATTGGGGCTTACCGAATCCGAGTCGGCCCGCATCGGCGGCGTTGCCGGGAAACTCTACACGCAGGCATACGGCGAAAGCATTGCCGAGGTCAATGATGCGGTGGCCACCGTAGTCTCGTCTATCGACGGTATGCGAGGGGCCACGAGCGAATCGCTGGAGGCTATGACAGCCAAGGCGTTGAACTTTGGCAATGCTTTCGAGGTAGATATGGCCAAATCAACGCAGGTTGTCGGCCAGCTCATCAAAAGCGGGCTCGTCAAGGATGCTGACGAGGGTTTCGATATTCTCACGGCAACAATGCAAAAGGTGCCCAAGGCGGTGCGCGAGGACATTCTGGATGCGGCCGACGAGTACGGCCCATTCTTTGCCTCAATCGGCATGGACGGCGCTGACGCTTTTGGGCTGCTCGCGGATAACGCAGATCGTGGCATGTACGGCATCGACAAGGCTGGCGACGCGGTAAAAGAGTTTACAATCCGAGCGACCGATATGGGCGACACTGGGGCGCAGGATGCGCTGCGGGATCTCGGGCTCAGCGGTCAAGATATGGCCAACGATCTACTTGCGGGCGGCGACGATGCTGCTGCTGCTTTCGACGCCATCGTTAAGGGATTGCAGGGCATCGAAGATCCCGCAGCGCAGGCTGCGGCAGCTACGGCCCTATTCGGGACGCCGCTGGAGGATCTTGGAAAGGATCAAATACCGGGTTTTCTGGACTCGCTGACCAACGTGCAAAACTCGCTGGGCGACACTGAGGGGGCCGCCGACGATATGGGCGAAACCTTGAACGGTGGAGTAAAAACGGGCTGGACTGAGCTGACGAGGATGTGGGACTCAATTGTGGGCCAGCTCGGGCAGGGGCTAATCCCCATCCTCTCGGCAGTCGCGGACGTATTGAACGAGCACCCCATCATTTTGCAGATCATCGCCGCAGTCGTTGGCATCTTGGCCATCGCGTTTATCGGGCTGACAATCGCCACTTGGGCAATGAACACGGCTCTATTGGCTAACCCGATTGTCTGGATAGTGATTGCCGTGCTGGCGCTCATCGCGGCCGTGATTCTGCTCGTGATGAACTGGGATTCTGTAGTGGCTTTCATCACAAAAATCTGGGGCGTTTTCGTCGCGTGGATCTCGGATTCAATCGGCAATATCATTTCATTCTTTCAGGGGATACCCGGGGCCATTGGGGCCATCTTCTCGGCGGTTGGCGCGTGGCTGCTGCGCGTCGGCAGCGACCTAATTGGCGGAATGCTTACCGGCGTGCGCAACGGGTGGAACGGGTTTATGGGATTCTTGCGCAGCATCCCCGGGGTCGTAAAGGGGTTTTTCTCGGGCATCGGGTCATGGCTGTATAGTGCAGGCCGCGACATGATTCAGGGGATGCTCAACGGCGTGCGCTCGCTCGCTGGCACCATCGGCAATTTTTTCCTTGGCTTACTCCCGAGCTGGATCGTCGCCCCGTTCAAGGCGGCCCTTGGCATCGCGTCGCCCTCTAAAGTTTTCCGAGGCTACGGCCGCAACATCGTGCAGGGCATCGTGCTCGGCGCAGACGATGAGCAGAGCGCCCTAGATGCCCGTATGGGCAACCTTGTCTCAGTGCCTAGCTCCTCGGCCGCCACGGGGCGACGTGGGGCCGCTGACGGCGCGGGCTCGGCTGGCCGCTCGGGCAGCTCAACCCTCATCATCAACGGCAACGTGGGATGGGACGCCGAGGAGGTTGCCCGGCGCAACGCTGAAAAGCAACGACAGGCCGCAGCGCTCGCGGGCCTTGACGATCTAGTGGGAGTCGCATGAGTATCGAGATCAACTGGCTAGGCACTGACGGCTCAAGCTGGGATCTATTGCGGGGCCCAGTGCGCACGAGCGTCGCAGGGATCACCGGCCTCGCCATGCCCGAAGTTAAGCGCCAGACGAAAGAAACCGCCTTGCGGGATGGCCAGCGTCAAACGGGCTGGAAACTCAAGCCCCGCCCAGCATGGCTGCCGCTCAAGTTCAAGGATGCCGCAGCAACCGACGTTGAGGGCATACAGCGAGATTTCTGGCGCAGCGTAGCAATCGGCGAGCAGGGCACTCTGACCGTCACGGACGGCAGCGGTGCGACCCGCCAGCTCGGCCTCACCTGCGAGGGGGACGATGGCTATGCCTACCGCCTAGACCCGTATGTTCTATCTGACGCTTTCGGCCTCACCATGATCGCGGATCAACCGTGGTGGGAGGGCCCCGCCGTCGAGTTTGCTTATTCGCTCGCCAGCGAGGGCGCGCTGCCAACATTTTTCGGTAACGGTGCAGGGGCAACCCCGTTCTACATCATCCCGGCGCAGGGCGGCGACAGTGACACGCTCGCCAACCCGGGCGATTCTGCGGCGTGGATTGAGTGGCAACTTTCGGGCCCGTTTACATATTTCAGGCTTGGCGTTGACGGCCACTATCTCGGCGGCTCAATCGTCGGCACTGAGGGGCAGACTCTCATCGTGGAGACTGACCCGCTGCGCCAGCTCGCGCTGCTCGACGGCATCAAAGTAACTCGCCAGCTTAACGAGATCGACTGGGCCCCCATCCCCCGGGGCTCGGTCACGCCGGTCGAGATCTCGGTTGTTGGCTCTGGCATCGTAACGGCACGAATTACCCCAAGATATGCGAGGGCATTTTGACTGACAGCCCATTCCTGATTGACGTTTACGATAAGGGTTTCAACTGGGGCGGGCGGATAACTGACCCCGTGAGCATTACCGGCTCGGTGCGCCACAACGCGCTCAGCAATTTTAGCTTTAGATTGCACGCAGGCGATCCCATGATTGAGGACATGATGCGCAAGGGCGCGCGCGTCACGATGCAATACCGGGGCGCTGGCCTTATGTCTGGAATGGTGCGCACTAAGGGGGGCGACCTGCTGCCTAATGGGGATCTCGTTTGTCAAGTCCAAGGCGACTGGCGACTGCTGCCAAACACTACGGCGCTCGTTGCGCCTATCCACCCGGTAGCGCCAACAACCTTGGACGCAAACGCCCCGAGCGGCTGGGCTCAGACGACGCTGCCCGGGGGTAGCGCTGACGCTGGCCCAGATGGAACTACGCAGGGCCAATATGGTTATTATCTCTGGCCGGATGGCTCGGCCGCTGCCGGTGGCGTTCTCGTTGAGAGTGCAGAGTCAGCTATCAAGAATTTAGTAGGCGTGAACTTTGCACGCCTTGGCCGCCCTGTGACGATAGCCCCTGACCTGCTGCGCGGTGGCGACGCACGGGCTGCGGGGGTTTTGCCTAGTGTGCGCATGGCCCGGCTGGACGAGGCCCTAGAGTCGCTGCTGATTTGGTCAGGGCTCGGCGTGCGTCTCATGCAGGCGGCCCGAGGCGCAACCGTAGAGCTTGACGTTTACGAGCCGAGCGAGTGGCAGGCACCGCTCACGGTTGGCTCTGGAATCGTTGAGGCGGGGTCATGGTCACTTAACCCGCCATCGGCAACGCGGGCAGTCGTCGGCGGCCCGGGCGAGATTGCCGACCGAGCTTTTTGGACAGTGGCAGATGCAGCACTAGAGGCCGAATATGGCGACATTATTGAGGTATTCAGGGATGCGACCGGCGCTGGGCTCAACTGGCCTGACGCGCTGGCCGACGCCTACCGGGTGGCTAAGTATTACCTGCTGCGCCCCGAGGTTTCAGTGGCAGACAAGACGCGGTTTAGCGACTACTTGACCGCAGCGGCCATTGCCGGGATAGACGAGGGCGCGCCTACGTCGAGCGTGCAGGCGACGCTGAGCGAGTCGGAAACGTTCTATTTTGGCGGCGAGAATGGCGTGCAGCTCGGCGACGTAGTAACGATAAAATCAGGCGACGAGCTGGGCGCGGAATCGTTTACAGATATTGTCACTGAGGCCAAGTTTTCGCTCACGTCGGATAGCTTTACCGTTGAGCCAATACTGGGGGCCAAGACTGACGACCCTACGCGGGCACTCGCTAACGCTGTGGCCCGGCTGGCAGCGTCTCAGCGTAGAATCACAACGAGTAGATAGGGTTTCAGATATGACACAGACAAGCATTGGTTTTGACGGAACGGTTGACACCGTGCAGTGGGCCGGGCTATCCCGGTACTTGGGGCGCGATTATTGCGTGGGCTCGGATAGTGCCTTAGCCGTCACCCAGAGCCCGGGCGCTCGCACCGCCATCGTCGCGGCCGGGCTGGCTTTTGGGCGCGGCGTGGCCACGACCTTGGACGCGGCCGAAAATATCCCTATCCCAGTGCCCGCAGCAGGCCAGTGGTATTTGGTCGTCTTGCGTCGAGTCTGGGCGACAAAGGCGACGAGCCTTGTGCCCATCCCGCACACAACCACGACCACGGCCACGCCGTCAACATATCCAACAAGCTACCCCGCAGCGCGCCTTGTCAGCCCGGGAGTTCAAGACGAGCAGCCCGTGGCTTGGGTTTGGGTCAACGCAAGCAACACAACTATGGTGATCGTTGATCTGCGGATATCTGCCGCAGCGACCGAGCGGCTAACGGTAGCAGCAGCGAGCAAGGTGGCACTGGATAAGATTGTGCACCTGCCTGTCGGCGCGCTCGGCCTCGTTGGCTCTGCTCAATACTCATGGAGCGGGGCTACTTGGGTTGCTCAAGTAGTCGATTCTGGCTGGGTTGCAGTGGCGCTGCTCAACGGCTGGACAACCTACAGTGCGACATATGGCCCACTGGAGTACCGGATAACCAAGGATAGGATTCAGTTTCGAGGCGTAATCAAGCCCGGCACAACCGCATCCGGGACGGCAATATTTACCATAGGAGCACTCTCAGGGCTGCTCGGAGCCAAGACTCGCAAGCTAATGGTCAACGCAGTTAACGCAGTGGCCACCCTAGAAGTAACGACTGCGGGAGAGTTTGCACTCTCGGGCACGACCTCATCAATTTTTGTTAGTTTCGACGGCGCGGGGATGGGGCTTGAGTAATGACCTACAGCAAACAAACTAATCAGGTAAAAATCTCGGCACAGTCATCCAAGCGGACGGCAACAATTGACACGTTCCTGATTCATCATCAAGCGGGGACAAATGACAATGCGGTAATCGCCGCAATGGTCAGCGGCTCGCGCGGCGTGTCGGCAAACTACACCATTAGCAACGAGGGCCGCATTACTTGCGTAGTGCCCGAGGAACGCCGCGCGTGGACTTCTGGCTCTGCCTATGACAACGGCAAGGGCGCAGCGTGGGATCACCGGGCGGTTACGGTCGAGATTGAGAACGAGTCAGCGGGTGGAGCTTGGCCCATCTCGGCCAAAGCTCTCGACGCTGCTGCACGACTGCTCATTGATCTGCGACAGCGGTACACCATCAGGCATGTTCTCGGTCATCGTGACCTGTGGAACACCTACGGGGCAAGCTACCCCACGTTCTGCCCCGGCCCCGAAACAGTAAGTTCTATTCTCGCCCGCGCCAAGGCCGGAGCGTCGCCAGCCGGATCGTCCGGCACCGAAATAAAAGAAAGAGAGACACCAGAAATGTTCAGAGCAGCACTGCGGGACACTAAAAGGGTTGCTTTTTTCGACTCGACTACGTTCTTTGAAACAACCGACAGCTCGGTAGACGATAACGCATGGGGCCGCTTTGTCGGCAAGCCCGGGCTGACCGTTTCTCAGGCCGAGTGGGATTCATACAGGAACCTCGCGGCAAAAAATTCTGCTTCGCTGGCTGGCTCGGTTTCATTGAGCGCACCGCAGCTAGCGCAGCTCGCGCCGCTCGTGGGGGCCTCAATGAAGATCCCCACGGCGGCCGAGATCGCCACGGCGGTAAATATCGACGCGGCCGAGCGCCTAGCCAACTAGCCCAGCCCTCAACGGCAGGCACGCAGGCCCCCCTAACCGGGGGCTTGTGTTGTTTGTGGAGATTGCGGCGCTAGGATGACGGCGTGACTCCAAACACAGAAACTCATCCCACGAGTGCAAAACGGCACGCAGCGCTAGATGCCCTGCTCAGGATCATCGACGTAACGGTGGGCCTTGCCGTCTTAGCCTCGGGCGTTTTCGCCATCGTGGCCACACCGCCGAGCGTTACCGCGACGATCTCACTGCCGCTGTTTGTGGCGCTCTGGGGTGGGCTGCTGATCGCTGGCGGTTTCAGCTCGGCGCTCGGGCGTCTGACCGGGATATGGATACTGGAAACCACGGGAATCGCTGCGGCCGGTTTCGGAGCCCTAATTTATCTCGTGATTGTTTCCAGCCTGCTCGTCAATAGTCTCGACGCGGCCGTGGCGATCACTCTCATTCTCGTCGCCCTGCTGGCCCTGCTGCGGCGTTACGTCGAGCTACAGATGCTCTTGAGCGAGCCGGGGCAACGCGGCTTTATCGTTAGGCTGCAAGCCCTGCTGCGTGTTCGCACTGTAGCCAGCTTGCGAGATTAGTCACGCTGGGCGTGGCAACATAGGCGTGTGGAAATAAACGCGACGACCGTGCTAGTGGCCGTGCTTGGGGGCGGTGGACTCGGCGCGATTTTGCGCGAGATCATCTCGGGCATCGGCAAGATCGCCCGGGGCGTGTCTCTGAAAGAGTCGAGTAGGCGCGTGGATCTCGTCACTGAGCGCGATGACGCACTGCGCCGGGCGGGGCACTTGAGCGATGAGCGTGACCGCGAGGGGCGTAACCGGCGTTTGCTGTTTCTCCATACTGCACACCTTGAAAGTATCCTTATCCGCGAGGGCCTGCGCGATAAAATCCCGCCGACCCCTAAGCTGGAGGACGCAATAACCCCTGCGCATCTGCGCAAAGCGAGAGAGGCTAAAAATGACTACTGACAAGATCCAGATTGACGAGCGGGCCGTGTCGGCCGAGGGGACGCCGACGCAGGTGGCTAACCCTAAGCGTGCAACCCTGCGCACTGTCCTCGCCATCTTGGCCGGGCTCGTGCTCGCGCTGCCCTTGGTCAACTCCATGCTTGCGATTCTGCAAGAGGAGCTGCACAAGGTTACGGCGTTCGACATTCCCGGGTGGGTTTATGTTGCCATCAACCTCGCCGTGGGCGGCGTCGCCCTTGTCGGCGGCCTCGTCACTCGCTGGATGGCAGCAGCTCGCGCTAATGAGTGGATCAAGCGACACCTGCCGGGCATCGCGGCTATTCCGCTTGAGCCTGCCGACAAGTAACAACGCTTGAGAAGAGAGCCCTCACGGCCCCGCATTGGGTGCTGCTGGGGGCTCTCTCGTCGTTTGCGGCCCGGTGCGTCCACTAAGGCACCGCAAGGGTGAAAGTGGCTTAGATCGCCGCTGAGCGCCGCAGCGCGTACAGCTCACGACGACGCGCGAGGCGGGCTCGGCGCTTGGCGGCCTCGGCTGCTCGCTGCACGGCCCCATCCCGAGCGTTGCAGCCCATGCACGCCGGGCGCACGTTGCCCTTGCGATAGCGCCCACCCCGGCGAGCAGGCACCGGGTAAAGATCTTTCGTGAGGGTGCTAAAAAATAGCGGGCACTCACAGAACGAGCACGGGGCGGTAATCCCATCGCCAAACTCGGCAAGCATCCAGAGCTTGAGCGCCCGGCCGATATGGGCACCCGGGCGGCGGTTTTTGTTGCTGCCCCTCGTCTCCCGGCGCTGGCTCATCGGTATTGCTCCAGCACACTCTCGGCCAAGTGCTGCCCCGGGGCGACTATCAGGCGCGCTAGGCCGTCAGAGAAACTCTCGGCCGGGATCTCGTAGGCCCGGCCCGGCCTCATGGTCGAGCTGCGCACGATGCGCTCGGGCGGTGGGTTGAGCATCACGGCAAGGATCTCGGCGCTCTCGGCGTCAGCCTGCTCTTGCAGCTTGGCGTTGATCGCTCGGCCCCACGCCTTAAGAAACTTGTCCACGATCCAGAACCTCCCCTGTCAGCTTGTGGAGTGCGTACCCGCAATCTAGGCAGGTGTCAAAGCGTCGCGCCCGGTGGAGCTTGCGACCGTGCCCGCACAGCGGCGACGCCCAGAGAGTGAAAGCGCCGGGCGGGATTCTGCCCTTGCCCTCACGCTCCAGCCATACAATCCCGGCAGCGTCGGCCTGAGCTTGCAGCTCGTGCTCGTGGGCTTGCATGTTGTGAGTGTCGGCCGCGTGCTGGGCGAGGGTGCGCAACTGCCAGCCGCTCGCCCTGCTCTTGCACTCTCGGCAGCTATAGCCGTAGCCGTCTCGGGTCGGCGTTACTTTGGCGGTCACTCTGCACTCAGCTCGTGGATGGCGTTGGCGATCACCTTGGCGGCGATCCTGTCGCCACTCATGCGGGCCTCGGTATATCGTTTGCGGGCGATGGCCTCGGCGGCGTCGCGGCCAGCCTCAAAACCGTCAAGAAACGAGCGATTGCCGGGCTGGGTGGGCCTCTCGCCTCGCAGATCCAGCAATATCGCGGCCATTCTGGGGGCGGCCCCAGACAGCGCTACTGTCGTGGACAGCTCACCCGCTGCGGCCCACTCGACAGCCTTGGTATAGACCGCAAGCGCGGCAATGATCGCCGAGCGCATCGCCTCGCCATCGCTGGCGTCGAGCGCCGACGATAGTGCGAGGCGGTCAATCTGGGCGTGCAGCTCGGCGCGGATCTCGTTAGTTGTGCTCAATTTTCCTGCTCCTCGTCTAGTTTCTTTTCGGCCCACTCGGGATTGAGGTACGCCTCCACGAGCAGGTCAGCCCATGAACGATCCCCTATCTCCCATGCGGATAGCTTGCGAGCCGCAGCCATGCCGCGCTCGTGATCGTGAGGTGCCACCTGCTCGGCCTTGACGGTGCGCGGCCGCTTGACCGCTAGCACCTGCTCGACGGATGCCGAGCGGGCAACCTGCCAAACAATCGACGGGCTACCGCCGAGAGTGTCGCGCTTGACCGTCTGGCCATCGTCGTCGCGCAGCTCGGAAACAAACCCGGCCAGCACTAGCTCGTGCCGTCTCGTGCGTACCCCGCTGGGGCTCGTGCTCGTAATGCGACCGGCCGAGATAAGCAGCTCCTCATCGGTCATGGGGCGGCCGCTCAGGGCCTCATAAATGCGGGCGCGCAGGGCGGCCGTTTTCGTGGGCGTCTGTCGCGCTGCGGCCTCCCAGCTCGTCTCGGGATCGCGGGCTCTAACCTTGCCCCGGTATTCGGTGGAGTCGTGCGTCATGTTGTCCTCTTTCGTGGGATCTATGTAGTGACCCTACACGCCAAGGCGGTAAGGCTGCAAACTATTTACGCTTATCGGCGCGCCGCATCGCCCGATTCTGATACCCCGGGCGCAGGCTCGCCAGCTCGGCCCGCTTAGCTTGAGGGTTGACGGCCTCAACAATTAGACCGTCTTTTATCATCTGCTCAAGCTTGGCGATCTCGGCCGGATCTCCACCCTGACGCACAAGCGCAAGCACGCCCGGCGACGCAATAACGGGGTTACTCCAGAGCGGCCCCTCTTTCAGCTTTTGCTCGTCTGGCGGCATATCCATATGGCTCGAAACTAGGGTTAGCAGGGCGTCAGATTGCACGCTCATCTTGTGGCCTCATTCTGTGTTGTCGGCTTGGGGATCGTGGGCAGGTGGAAAGCCTGCTCTGTGAGGTCGTCGCGCTCGCTCATTGGACAAGCCCCCGGCCGGAAACCCAGCCGCGCAGGAAACTTTGCTCATCCCGCCACGTCATCGCAAAGCCCCGGAACGCGACCATATCGGCCCAGATTTTGAGATCTCGCAGATACATAACTCGCAGCCGCTCGGGCAGCTCGTCAACGGTCAGCGTCTCGGGCAGCTCGGGAGTCGTTGACGCGCTCATGCGGCAGCCCCCTCGCCCGGGTAGACGTATTCAATGGCGGTGCGCAGGCGTCGCTGTACCTCGGCCAGCAGTAGCCCCTGAGTGAGTTGTCCCCAGCCGACGAGCGCCGGGACTACAGCCTCAAACTCGGCAATATCAACGTGCCGGGGGATCGCGCCGTGCTCGGAATCCTTGACGTGCTCGGCCATGAAATCAGCGGATAGCTCAAAGTCCACGAGTAGATCTCGCATCAAGTCAGCCGCGCGCTCGGGCACGTCGATGAGGCGCTGGGGGCTTTCGTATCGCCAAACAATTCCCACGGTTACGCCGAGGCGCTTGGCGATAAATAGGGCGCTGACGCCGAGCGATTCTCGGGCCGTCTTGAACTCTGCCGGGGTCATTGCAGCACGATCTCGTTGCGTGCGGTTGTCGTTTTCATGTTGTCCTCTCGTTTGTGGCGGTTGCCATGTAGACACCGTACACGAGATTTAGTTTGCGTGTAAACCGTTCTAGGTGTACGGTTACTACATACCCACTAACCGCCACTCGAAAGGCACACAATGTCAACCAAGCACAGCGCGATCCTCCCAGATGGAACCGTAGCCACCCGCAAGAGCGAGAACAACGTTTACCCGTTTCTCGTCGCAGTAGGCCCCGCCCCCAAGGCCGAGGTCATCGCCGGGCTGCACGCTGACATTGATTACCAGAGCAAGCTCGCCGCCCGCTACACAGTCGCAGCCGATTACGCCGAGGCTGGCCGCTCCATGAAATTGCGGGCCGCCCGCTACACCCCCAAGGCCGACGAGGGCAGCTGGATCGCCACCGAGGCCGAGGCTCGCGCCGAGCTGGGGCAAGACGTAGAGCTGGGCCGCCAGTACACCTACACGGGTCAGATAACCGTCTCGGATATTGTCGTGGATGGCACCGAGGCAAGCGCCCGGGCCGCCATCGTGACGACGTACCGAGGATATGCCGCTGGCTGCGTTGAGCGCGTCGCCAACCGCAAGCAGGCCATCGCTGACGCTGAGGCTGGCCCGGATCTCGTGGGCTCGTGGAGAGTATCGGGATGGCAGAGCCGGTCAGATCTCGCGGCCAAGCAGCGGGACAAGATGCGCCGCTCATTCCCGGCCCGCGAGGTTGTCGTTATCACGGCCACAATCGCCAAGTAGTCCCACCCGGGGCCGCCAACTGGCGGCCCCACTCAGCCCGGTTTGCGCCTAAACCGTTTAGGGTATACGCTTAGTACACACCGCCACCGAAAGGGCACCCCATGCTATTCCACCGGATCATTGAAACCACGAGCTGCCCCACTTGCGACGCCGCAAAAGGCCAGCCCTGCCGCAAGCTGACCCTGAGCGGGCAGCAACGCCCGGCTAGCTACAATCACCCGGCCCGCACGGCAGCTTTCCGCAAGGCCGAGGCCACCGCATGAGCGAGTCGCGCAAGCTGCGCCTGCTCGGCCTCGTGCTGGCCGTTGAGGGCCTGCTGGGCTCTGGCCTCGTGCTGGCAGGCTGGGAGGTTGCTGGCGGGCTAGCATTCCCGTTGTCGGCGGCTGGCGGCATCGTTCTCATCGTGGCCAACCGGCCCCGGAAACGACGCAGGCCCCGAGCCTAAGCCCGGGGCCATTGCCCGAAAGGGTAGCGGCAGAGAAACCGCAACACACAACTAAAGTAAACCACACAACCGAAAGAAAAGAGAAACCGGAATGACAACCAAGACGCTAGAGGATGGCGGGCTCATCGTTTACTCAGATGGCAGCGACCGCGAGCAGTGGCTAGGGGCTAGACGTGGCAAGTACACAGCCACGACCGTCACGGCCATCGCAGGCAGTAACCCGTATACCAAACTGATCGACGTATGGAACGACTTTACAGATCCCGAATACGACCCCGAGGCGCTGCGAAACCGCTGGCTAGAGGAGCGGGCAGCGTTTGGTCAAGAGCGCGAGCCCGAGATTATCAAGTGGGCCAGCGAGGCCACCATCACGGGCGGCCCCGGTAACCCGTTTATTCCCAGCAGCGCCCTCGTCGGCCTGCCCGAGCTGGAGGAGTTTGGCGGCGTTTGCACCCCTGACGGTTACAAGTTTGCCCGCGAGGATGGCCTAGTGCTGATCGAGGCCAAGGCGTCCCAGCAGAACTGGAAAGAGGACGGCCTGCCACAACATATTTACGATCAGGTGCAGTGGCAGATTTACACCACTGGGGCCGTCACGGTTTGGATCGCGCAGGATCTCGTCAAGTGGGTTGGCAGGGGTGCGAACAAACAGGCCACAGTTGACGAGTCTTATCGTTACCTGCTGCCGGTGCGCCGCGATCAGGCCCGCCTTGATTTCCTGCTGCGCAAGGTCGATTGGTTCAAGGGCCTACTGGCTGCGGGCATCGCGCCCGAGTCTGACGTTGACCTGCGGGAGCTGGCCGAGCCTGATTTTGACTCAACCGTGGAGGACATTGCGGCATGGGAAGAGGCCGTCAAGGTTGACGAGTTACTTACCGAGCTGGCCGAGATCCGTGCCCGCATGGCGGTTGACGCAAAGCGCGACGAGGCAATCGTGGCCGAGGTCAAGAGTGTTATCAAGGAATACGAGGGCCGCAGAATTTGGCTCATAGGCACGCGGTTTATTGCTAAACTTGCGCGAGGCACGAGGACGACGCTGGCAACGAAAGACTTGCCCGCTGAAACCTTGCGCAGCATTACAGGCTGGGCCGATTCTGAAACGGTCAAGTTTGAGATCAACCCCGAATATGTAGCAACCAAAACAGAGAGCGAGTAACACAATGACTAACTCAACCGAGGTCGTCGCCTACGCGGCCGAGCCGCTGGCCACCCGCATCCAGTACGCCGAGACGCTGGCCCGCGCCAGCCTCATCCCCAAGGCGCTATGGACGGGCAACTATAACGACGATCAGGGCCGCCTCGTGCCATCCCGCCCGAGCGTCGGCAACGTCCTGCTCGTCATGGAGCACGGCGCAATGCTCGGCCTGCACCCTATGGCCGCGATCAACGGCATTTTTATCATCGAGGGCAAGGCATCCATGAGTTCTAACCTCATGGCGGCCGTCGTGCGCGGCGAGGGTTTCGTGCTGCGCGTCGTCACAGATGGCGAGTGGGGCGAGGCATTCAAGGCCGTTGCGACACTCGTGCGCCCTGACGACAAAGAGTTTACTTACCGAGTCGAGTGGACGATGGCACGAGCAAAGCGTGCCGACCTGCTCGGCAAAGACAACTGGAAAAAGTACCCCGAGGCGATGGCTAAGGCTCGGGCGATCTCTGAGGTTATCCGCGAGGGTGCCAGCGATGCGCTCAACGGCATCGGCTACACGCCCGAGGAGCTGGGCGCTAATGTCACAGAATCGGGCGACGTAATCGAGGGCGAGTTTGACGACGAGCCCGCAGCCCCGAGCGCTACGCCACCGGCCGCCAAGCGGGCCACTAACGGCCGACAGGGCACTAAGCGGGCAAAGGCTGCGCCGGTCGAGCCCGAGGCCGTCACAGAGCCGCCAGCGGCTGAGCCTGACTCGAATATCGTAGATGCCGAGGTGATTGAGGACGATAAGCCCGCAACGGTTGACCCTGACTCAATCGACCGCGCCGACGAGGATGCCGTGCGCGCCTATAACGAGACGCATGGCAAGGCCAGCGGGCACCTAATCACGAGCGACGCCGAGCGGGCCAAGCAGGCCGAGCGGATCGCTGGGGACGCCAGCGCCAAAGAGGCCACAGCCAAGCTCGTAGAGCAGGCCCGGGCAGACGGTGCCGCAACCCGAGCTAAGCGCGCAGCAGATGAGGCCGCAGCTCAGGCCGACGAGGATGCCGCAAAGGCTGACGCCAAAACGGGCGAGATCCCCGAGGACGATGGCGCTGCCGCTGCCGAGGAGATCAAGGCCAAGCGTGCAGCTCGTGGCGCGCCCACCGCTAAGGCACCGAGCGACGAGCCCGAGCCGTGGGCAACTCAGGCCGACGAGCCCGAGGAGACGCCAGCGATCAACGCCTACGAGGTAATGGTGGCAGCCGAGCCCGAGGCGTGGGCAAAGCACCTAGAGGCCGCTACTGACGTAGCGCAAGTCAAGGCTGTTTGGGACGGTGCCAGCAGTAACGGCGCGATGACGGCCGAGCTGCGCATGGCGGTCGTCAAGCGCAAAGATGAGATCACGAAAGCAACGGCGTAACCAATGTCAGCAGTTGAGCGGCCCGGCGATTTTGCCGGGCCGCCCCTGCCCCAAATGGGCTCGTTTGCGACTAGCGAGGTGCTGCCGCTCATCGCTCAGGCAGCTCGCCAGTTGAACGACGCCCGCGAGGCTCGCAAGCGGCTTAGGGATCTCGCGGCTGAGGCCAAGGCTCACGCCAAACGCACCCGGGCTAATCTCATTGTTACCTTGCGAGTGTGGGGCAACGATTCCACCGGCGCGGCTATCAAAACGAGTGCCGAGCGCCAAGAGTGGGCCGACGCAGATGCCGACGTGCAGCAGGCCGAGCTGGATGCTGACTTAGCGCAGACTGCGGCGATCAACGCGGGCGACGCCCTCAAGCACGCAGAGGATTATTTTAGCTCTCTCTCGGGCATGTTGGCCATCGAGCGCGACGAGCTGAAAGCCCAGCGCGGGGCCCCGCATGACAACTGAGCGCGACGCTCTGGCTAATGTCTGCTAAGCCAATACCGGCCCGGGTGCGCGCAATAGTGCTAGCCCGGGCCGGTGGCGTTTGCGAGGTTTGCGGGCGCGAGGCTCGGCTGGAGTTGCATCACCGTAAATACAGATCTCGGGGCGGGGCTCACTCGGCCTCTAACCTCGTTGCGTTGTGCGGCTGGGGCAATCACACAGGTTGCCACGGCTGGGCTCACACCGAGGCGCTGGCGGTCGATTGGGGCGTATCCCTGCACTCGTGGGACGACCACGAAACAGCGCGGCTCTGGAGTCCACGGCTCGGCGCTTGGATCGTGCTAGATGACAATGGCGGGCACTGCCCCGCATAGTATGAAAAGGCCCCGAGGAGCTTGGACACTCAACCCGGGGCCAGACAGTTTAGAACACAACCCCATCATATAGCGATGGCCTGACATTTTGGACACTACATGAGCAACAAAGCAATAACTTGGGCGTTCGATCAAGAGCTGCCGACGATAGACAAATTTGTTCTCGTCGTGCTGGCTGACTACGCCGACGAGGCTAACTCGTGCTTTCCCGGGCAGCAAAAGATCGCAGCCAATACCGGCGCGAGTGTTAGCACCGTCAGGCGGGCTCTGGGCAGGCTTGAGAGGCACAAACTCATCGCCCGCGACCGCAGACAACGGCGCGACGGATCTCGCACGTCTGACCGCTACACGCTCCAGTTAGAGCCTGTGGATAACCCTGTGGGAAATCCAAGCGGTCAAATTGACCTGTAGGCAATCTGACCGGGCCTAGCGGTCACCCGTGAACAGGCATTAACCCCCAGTCTTAACCCCCAGCTATATCCAGCTTGTGCATAACAGGTCACCGTTGCGCGGGAGGCTCAGGCATTGCGCCGGTCAATCGCTACGCGATCACCCGCCCTAGATTGACTCTCAACGAATAAGGCACTAAGTTCTCAGTAAGTCAGTAAACCAGCCCACGAAAGGGGCGCACAAGATCATGGCTAGAGTCCATAAAGTTGAAAAATCCGCTAAGAGTCATCAATGCGGCAGAGGCCACGAGATCCCCAAGGGCGAGCCGTATCTCTGGGCAAAGCCCGGGTTTCGCACGCGCACGCCGTCAATCCGCTGCGTCAGGCATCCGTTCAGGGCGTCCGAGCTGACGACCTCGCTGCGCTCTGGGCCGCTAGCAGCTCAAGAGGCTTTTGACGACGCCCTAAGCGAGATTGACCAGACTGCCGCCGAGGCGCTGGACGAGCTGACCTCGGCTCTGGAGGAGTTTCAGAACGAGGTGCGCGACTATGCCGACCAGCGCCGCGAGAGTGCTGACGCTTGGGAATACGGCAACGAGCAACTGGAGGAGCTGGCTGACTTGGCCGAGCAGGCCGCCGACGAGCTTGAGGGTTTCGAGGTCGAGGAGTGGGATGGCGACGAGGATGCCCGCGTGACTGACCCCGGCGACGAGCCAGACGACACCGAGAGCACTGAGTACACAGAATGGGAGGATGCCAGCGAGGCCCACGAGGAGGCCGTGCAGAGCTGGGCCGACCATGTTGAGGAGCAATTCAACGAGGCCAGCGAGATCTCGGCCGGGCTGGAGTTCTAGGTGGCCCGCATCCCGCGCCTGTACCGGGTTATTTCTCGGCACCGCGACACAACGAGCGAGACGCGCCACTATCAGACCCCCGAGGCGGCCAAGGCCCGCGCCGAGCTGTTTGCCAAGGCCGACAAGGATGCCACGATCTCCATTGAGCCCTCGCACCCGGTAACGTACCCACGGCCGAGCGGCGACCCGAGCCCGCTGGACATTCCAGACACGCTAGTCTCTCGTGCGGTCGTGGATGATTTTGCCGCCCAGCTCGGGCTCAAGTCGAGCGCCGTGCAGCTCGTGATTGTCGAGCCCGAGGAGGTCGTTGTTCAGTATCAGCCAGACCCCACGGGCAAGCGCGCGCCTAAGTTCTGGCGCGTGTCGTTTTTGGATTAGTTTGCAGGTTTACTATTCGGTGTGTATGGTTACTACATACCGACCGCCACCGAAAGGCACCCCATGAACAACACTCACAGAGATCACAACTACCGCATTGCAACCGACACGCTCGACAGCGGCAAGGTCAGGGCCAAGGCTCGCGGGCGCAAAACAAACGCCCAGACATTCCCAGCAGGCACGACTCACGAGGACGCCGCAACCAAGCTAGCCGCAAAAATCGGCGGCCCCAGATTCGCCCACGTCAAAGAGCTAACCTCAAACCCAAACGGCAGCAGCCGAGACTTTGCAATTTTCGTAACGTTCTAAGCTCCACCCGGCCCCGGGTAATCGCTCGGGGCCTCAACCAATGCACGAAAGGCACACAATGAAAACACGCGCTACCGGGGCGGCAATTCTCGCCCTCACTCTCGCTCTGGGCGGCACACTGCTCGGCGCTGCTGGAGCCTCGGCCGACGAGGCAGAACGCAAGCAGCCAAAGGTGACAATCTGCCACCTGACGGCAAGCGCCAGCAACCCCTCGGAAACTATCGACGTGGCCGAGGCATCGCTGCCTGCGCATGTTGCCCACGGCGACACGCTGGGCGAGTGCGCCCCTGAACCTGAGCCCGAGCCGACACCTGACCCGAGCCCCACGCCAGAGCCCACGCCCACCGAAACCCCCGAGCCAGCCGTTGAGCAGCACGAGGCCAGCGAGTGCGCCTCAACAACCGAATACACAACAACGACGTGGACGACGACAGACGGCGTTATCTCTGATGAGGTCAGCGATTCACGCCAGCTCGACCGGGCCGACGCGATCACCCTAGGCTGCTACACGCCGCCCATTATTGATTGCGCCGAGTGGACAGTGCCCGGGTGGCTCAACGAGCACGGCGACGCCACGAGCTGCGTGAGCAATAACCCCTGCCCCGAGGTAGAGCCCGGCGAAACTTGCCCGGGTGACGAGGTGCCCACAGATGAGCCAACCGAGCCCACTGACGAGCCCACCGAGCCCGAGGTGCCCGTTGAGGTGCCAACCGACACGGCCGAGCCAGTAGTGCCAGCAGTCGAGCCGGTTGAGGCTATCAACGTTGTGCCCGCAGCAGCAGCGACAAAGCTGCCCGCAACGCTCGCCTACACGGGCGAAAAGTCAGAGGGCCCGAGTATCCTAGCCCTCGGCGCGTTTGCGCTCATGCTCGGCCTCGCCCTCGTCGTCGTCGCAGCTCTACCAGCAAAGCAAGGGGCCTAATGTCAGGCGAAACTATCATTACAGTCGTGGGAAACCTCACGGCTGACCCAGAGCTGCGCTACACGCAGGGCGGGCTGGCGGTGGCCAACTTTACCGTTGCCAGTACCCCGCGCACGTTTGACCGCCAGAGCAACGAGTGGAAAGACGGCGAGCCGCTGTTTTTGCGCTGCTCATGCTGGCGCGAGTTTGCCGAGCACATCGCGGGATCTCTCGAAAAAGGGGCCCGGGTCATCGTGACCGGCCAGCTCAAACAACGCAGCTACGAAACCAAAGAGGGCGAAAAGCGTACCTCTATGGAGTTGCAGGTGGACGAGGTTGGCCCCTCGCTCAAGTACGCAACGGCGGCCGTGACTAAGACACCTCGGGACGGATCTCGCCCGCAGGGTCAGCAGGCCCCGGCGCAGCAGTCAGGCCCGGGCGCAGGTTGGCAGCCAGACGCAGCAGGCGGTGGCCCGGTTTGGGACTCGTCGGCGAATTACTCAGAAGAAACTCCATTCTGATGGACTCTCCATCGTGGCGCTTTGGCCGTTCAGCAAAACAGAGTCTTTGGGGGGTTACGCTCCAGCCGGTTTATCACTGGGATGAGCTGAGGGGCCACGCCGTTACTTTTGGCTTTGGCCTCATGTTCGCCCAGTGGCGCAGCAAGGGCGCGCGTGTCATTTGATAGCCAGCTAGCCCTGCGGGTGGAGGGAACTCCTCGCCCGCAGGGCTCTATCGCGTTTAAGGGGATGCGTGGCAATAAGCCCATCCTGACCAGTGACAACGTGAACCTCGCCGGGTGGCGTGCCCAAGTCACCGCAGCGGCCCGCGCGGCCCTGCCTGCCTCGTGGACGCCACTGGACGAGCCTGTAAAGGTGTCGTTCATTTTCTACCTGCCACGGCCCCAGCGCCCCCGGTGGCTGCTGCCAGCAACCAAGCCAGACATTGACAAGCTCATCCGAGCCGTGCTCGATGGGATCGCCGACGCCGGGGTTATCATCAACGACTCTCGGGTTACTGATTTAGGGGACACAAAAAAACGCTACGCAGGCGAGGATCACCCGCCCGGGGTAGCGCTAGTTATCGAGTGGGATCTACCTACTGAGGCTTAACGGCGTGCATGATCGTAGGGCGCGAAACCTTGGCCTCTGCTTGCACCTTGTCCCACGTTGCGCCCTCGGCGATGCGCTCGCGGATTAGCTCGCGCTGGCGTTCACGGTCGGCAGCCTGCGCGTCGTTACGGACGCGGATACGCTTTGCGATTTGTTCTAGTTCGGTTGCCATGCCGCCATCCTAGCAGTTTGCGCGCTTACCGCGCGAGGGTGTAGTGTCTCTACATAGCCAACGAAAGGGCACACCATGAACCTCTGCATCCGATGCAACGCAGCCCCCGCAAATCACGCTCTATGCGTCGATTGCAAGGCCGAGCTAAAAGCCCAAGCTC